CCATGTTCAGGAAACAGTAGCGAAGTACGGCTAGCCACACCGCCGCGCCCACGCACCCAAAGAGCCGCCCCTTCGAGGGCGGTTTTTTGTTGGGCTGTGACCTTTGGGGTTTGCATAATGGCAACAGGTCAGTATGATGGGCATACGTTGATAGTTTGGAGGAGCCAAGCAATGACAATGCTTAACATTTCCCGTGATTGGACCTATAGCCCCGACACGCATAAGCCTGAGCCGGAACCGTACATATTCGAGGTTGTGACCATCAAGGCCTTTGATGTGCTGATGATCAAGACGGGCTTCACTGACGTTTCAATAATGAGTGTGACCCGTGAGGATCTGATGGCCTGCCGTGACGCGATCAATGCCCACCTGGGCGAGAAGCCCCAATATGTCTGTGATGGGTGTGGTGATCTCTATGAACCGAGCCGCAAGCCCCAGCCGCAACGCCAGCAGTATTGCGGCACCTGCCGAGAGGACGGGACCGCTGAACGTCTCCGAAAGCGCGGCCAGCGGGCGCGACAAGAGGAGGCCGATGATGCCGCCACGAGTTAAGGGGATGAGATCCGACACGTTCAAGGTGATTGACGGCGTTCGGTATATCCAGGATGAGGAGGCTGACATGCGGGCGTTGCGCTATACCGTGCGGAAACGCAAGGAACGCAAGGCCCGTGACCAGAAACATGCGCTGATCATTGAGCGCTGCAAGGGGCTGCTGCGGCACTACCACTGCGATGCCCAAACGATTGCCGCCCAGTGCCAGGTCGTGGGGCTGGAAGTAGAAGTCTCGGACGTTCGCAGCGCCATGAAATCACCCGAAGCGCTGGCCCTGTTTCGGCGAACCCGACTGGCTGCCGGACGTGTTGAGTGGGTGTTACATGACCCGACGAAAGGAACGGCAGGATGAAGAACCCGCTGATCATTGAACACATTGCCACGATTCCGCTGCGACAACCGGAGCGTACCTACACGCTGAGGATTCCAGGTGTGCTGGTGGCACGGGGAACGCGGGCCGAGTGGGTCGAGGACGCCCTGGCTACGGTAGCCATGATGGTCTTCAGCGCCATGCTGCTGGTGTGGTGGATGGTGGCATCGTGAAGAACACGCCGTATTTCAAGATTACACAGATTGCAGACCGGCACGGGATAACCCGGCAGGCGGTCTATAAATGGGTGCGACTGGGCAAGCTACGCAATCCCCGCATCCATCCCATTGATGGGTCCAGGTATTGGCTGGAATCTGACCTGCCGCCGCTGGTCGAACGGGCCGCACCGCCGAAGGGTGACCCGTTGCCGGAAGGGAATTGGGAGTAAACTGTAACCACGTTAGATAGGAGTTGATTATGGAACGCATGGCATGGCTTGAAGCCCGCAAGTTATATATCGGGGCTTCGGATATCGCGAAGTTGACCGGCGCAGCCCCAGCCTCATGGGGTGGCCCGTTTAGCGTCTGGGCCGACAAGACGCAGCCCGTGACTGAGGATGAGGCCAACGACCTGTTCTACTGGGGCCACCGTCTGGAACCGCTGATTGCGGCCAAATACGGCGAACTCCATGAGTGCCGGGTGGATCTGTTCGAGCAGGACTACGTGACCCCGTGGCCGCATCACAGCATCGACCACGTAGCGGCGACGCCGGATTATTACGTGAACGGGTCCGGCGATACGCTGCGCCCGCCACATGAGCATACGGTGGTTGAGTGCAAGAACGTCTCGGCGTGGATGGCCGACGAATGGGGGCCGTCCGGCAGTGAGGCCGAGGGCAACATTCCAGAACACTACCTGCAACAAGTCTGGTGGCAACTCGGGTGCGTTGGTGCGCCGGAAGCCGTGATCTGCGCCCTGATCGGGGGCAACGATTGGCGGCAGTATGTACCGCTGCCGGATCAACGGTCAGACATTATCGTGGGGCTGCCACCCGAGAAGGGTCTAATCCTGACCGCTGACGATCACCTGGAGATGGTGCTGGATGAGCGGGGGGCATGGAAAAGCCAGGAGCAAACGGCCAGCCAAATGGTCAAGCGGCTGGATGCCCAGATTGTGCAGGCAATGGGCGATACCTATGAGCAGATCAACCGACGTGATGGGACCGTGGCGGCCACGCACCGCGTGGGCAAGACCGGCAAGCGCCGCCTGGCGGTAAAGGTGGCACCGTGAATGTTTAAAACAGAACCCTGCTTATCATTGGAGGACTGTCAAAGCGTAATGGCACGGATACCGGATGACTTTTTCCATATCGTGATTACATCGCCTCCTTACAATATGAACCTAAGACTCACGAATGGTAAGTATCGCTCTAGGCAGATCGTGAAAGAGTTCAGCACGAAATATGCTGGGTTCGACGATAACCTGCCGATTGAGGAATACAACAGGTTTCACTCTGAGGTCTTGTCGGAACTGCTGAGGATCAGCAGCTTGGTTTTTTATAACATCCAGATTGTTACGGGCAGCAAGCGCTCAGTATTCAGAATGATTGGCGACTTCGCCGATAATTTGAAGGAGATCATTGTTTGGGATAAGGGGCATGGACAGCCAGCCGCGCAGGAACAAGTTCTCAACAAAAGAACTGAATTGATTCTGGTGTTCGAGAAAGACACACCCACTGGGGCTGTCTCTAGACGGTTTCAGGGCGGCCAGTTTAAGAGGGGAACCATAGAGGATTTATGGGAAATACCTCGGGGCAAAAGTCCTTCACAAACGCATGGTGCAGTTTTTCCTGAGCGCCTCGTGGAAACAATCCTAAAAAACTTTACCCAAGAAAAAAATAAAGTGTTCGATCCATTTATGGGGACTGGGACTACGGGTGTTGTGGCAGAGAAACTAGGGAGACACTTTTGGGGCTGTGAAGTGATCGAGGATTATTTCGCAATCGCCCAGCAAAGAATTAGCAATGAGATCAACTCGCGCCGTTGGCTTTCGGGCCGATGGGATTGGTCTGGCTCAAGCAAGAAAGGAGGCGATAGGCGACACCCTGTAAAATAGGAACATGTACACATAGCGTTGATAGGAGTTGATGATGGCAACGCAACTAGCAGAACGAGTTGATGAGTTACAGCAGTGGTTCCACGAGCGCGAAGGCCGACTGGCCCGGGTCGCGCAGGATAGTTTGCCGCCGGAACGGGCGGTCCAGTTACTGATTGAAGCGGGTGCTGTGAACCCCAGGGTTTTGGAGTGTAGACGCCTGACGCTTTGGCGCTGCGTTCAGGTCAGCCTTGAGCTTGGCCTGCCGATAGGGGCCGCCGGTCAATTGTGGATTCTGCCGTTTAAGAACTCAAAACTGAGCCGACAATCTGGCACCGATCAGGTGGACGCTGTGCCGTGTATAGGGTACCGAGGATGGGTTTCTTTATTATCTCGTTCTGGATTGACGATTAAAACGAGGCTGCATTACGAAGGCGAACCGTGGACATGGGTTGAGGGGTCGGAGCAGACGTTACATCACCGCCCTGATGACAATGTGCGGCTGAGCGTGATAAAGGAACTGGGCGACCAGGCCACACCCGCCGCCGTTGAGCAGATCATGAACGGCCTTGTGCGACACGTTTACAGCATCGCGACCACGCCCAATGGCCTGACCACCTTTGAGGTGATGAGCAGGGCCGAGCTTGACACCGCTGAGGCGATGTCACCTGGTAAGAACGCCGCTGATAGCCCGTGGCGTGACCCGCTGGCATGGCCCAGGATGGTCCGTAAGACGGTGCTAACCAGGCACGCCAAGGAGTTACCCATTGCGGGGAATAAGGCGGCAGAGCGGGCCGTGGCGATTGAGGGCCATATCGAAGCTGGCGGCACGATCAATGACCTGCCGGGGTTTGATGACCCCGAAGGCACAGAAACCGAGCAAGCGGGGTGATTGCGATTATGATGTGGGTGAGCCGTCACCCGTCAGGATGTCGCGATGATCAACGTACTGCGCCAACACAAGGGCGCGGCCGGCCTGGTGTTTGCGAACATCGGGGTGGCCGTGTCTGTGCTGGTCGGGGCCGTGCAATTTCTGAGTACGTACGAGCAGACGCAGGCCGATGTCATGTATCTCCATGAGGCTATGGACCAGGTGGTCCGGCATGACCAGTTGGATGGCTTACACGTCCGGCTGGATGAAACGGCGCGAAGCCTCGGGGAACGGCTGGACGGGGTAACGGCGGATGCCACGTGGTCGGCTGAACGGCTGACCGTGCTAGAAACCCAGCGTGATGAAGGTCGCAGCAAGGAGTTTGAACTGGATGCCGCCCAGCAAGATATCCAGTTGCTACGTGAGCGGCTGGCCGAATTTGACACCCGATTCCAGAACCTTGATCAATCCAGTTACGACGTTGAGGACTTACGCCAGCGGATTGCTGATGTGAAGGTGGTGATATCGCGACTGGAAACACGGGCAGACCGTTCGGATGAAGACCGCTGGAAGCTTGATGATCTCGACAGCAGGCTAGACCGGCTGGATGATTTCGTTGTCCGCTGGGATGAGCAATCGAGCATGATCATGTCCGAGCATCAGCAGTTCTCGGTGATCATCAAGGAAGTCTGGGAGGCGATTGACGCACGCGGCACCGTACCCGCAGGTACGAGCCGAAGCTATGGATATGATTAACTATCGTTGATAGGAGGAATGGC